GCCCGCCACGATTGCGGCCGTCTCTGCGTTGCGCTCCTCACATAAAGGTCGAGTTGAGAGCCACCAAGGTGACGAAAAACTTACGGCTCACATCTCTTCGTTTAATGAAAGATTTGACAAACTCGACACAAAAATGGAAAAAGTCGAGGTTTTATTTGCCCGAATGGACTTGCGCTTCGATAGTATTGAAGATAAAGTAGAGAGGCACTTGGGCTGGCACCGTTCAGAAGCCGAGGCACAATTACCACTAATGCTCTCAAAGGAGACAACCAATGGCAACACCAACAACCCCAACGATTGACCCAAAGGCAATCACCGCCGAAATTACTCGGTACGTAGTCCCCGCCCTCGTCGGACTTTTAGTTTCCGTCGCAACTAAGGCAGGCTTCAACCTTTCACCCACTCAGGCTTACGCAATCGTCGCCCCAGCCGTAGCAACTGGCTACAGCACTCTGGCTCACGCTCTCGAAGCCAAGTACCCAGCACTTCGTCGAATTCTTGGCGCAGTCAAGCCTGCCTCTGTCACAAAGTAGTAGTATTTACTCAGGCATACATTTAGGTATGTGAGAGGCTGGTCAGTACGAACAGCGAAAACCCCCTAGGGCTGGTAAATCCAATCCTAGGGGGTTTTCTTTTTGTCTTAGTTAGAGACTTTAACGCTGACGGTTACTCCGCCTTCGACGTGAGAAAGACCAGCGACTACTTCTCCAGTCACAGGGTCAATCACGCTATCACCACTGAAGTCAACAACCTTCTTGATTGTGGCAACGTCTGCTTCACGCTTGACACGAACCCACTCGTCGTGACCGTTCGCTTCAGCCCAAGCAAGGAATGCCTCGGCGTCCTCGACAGAAACCTTGGGTGGCGAAACACGGCTACTGATTGTTCCGTCTGGGAAGTCCAACTTCTTGCGTCCGTCAAGTTCGTTGTCACGCACACGGAGCAAGTAATCACCAAGCACACGCTCGAAGTACTCAATCTCATGCTCGCTAGAACGTGACTTGTCCGAGACCCAAAGATTAATTCGGTCAAGTTCAATTTGCGCTAACCGCTTCACCTCGTCAATGCGACGTTGTGCAACCGCTAAGCGACGCATTGCCCAAAGAGCCTCGTCGTCGTTGTTGATAGCGAAGGTTGTGTCCTCCGTGTTTGTAAAGCCTGCTGGCTTACCAGCGTCATCTAGGTATTCACCTAGGTCAAGAGTTTCGTCACTCATGACATTCCTTTCTACTTGGTCATTACTACTTTAAATTGGGGGTGTTACATCACCACTGGTGAGGCTAAACCTTGTTGCTTGGTATAGAGTATACCCTACTATAGTATCATACGCAACAACCCCTTAAAACTTTTTTGCTAAATGTGTGGACAGGGGTTGAGTAGGTGTGTATACTAGTCGAGACGATACCGATTGTTATTGAAAGGAATGAGCAATGAGTTCATTATTTACCAAGGCAACGAAGGCTGAAGCAAAAGCCCGAATTGCCATTACAGGCCCTTCAGGTGCAGGAAAGACTTTCTCTGCTTTGACTTGGGCAACCGAACTTGCCGAGGGCGGAAAGATTGCCGTACTCGACACTGAGCGTGACAGCGCCAAGTTGTACGCAGACCGATTTGACTTTGACACTTTGTCAATGTCTGCTCCATACCACCCAGACCGCTTGATTGAGGTTTTGAAGGCCGCCGAAGCAGAGGGTTACGCAGTTCTCGTGATTGACAGCCTTACCCACTTCTACAATGGACAGGGCGGACTTCTCGAAATCGTAGAGAACGCTGGCGCACAGGCTAAGGGAAACTCCTTTGCAGGTTGGCGAACCGCCACTCCAATTCAGCAACGTATGCTCGACGCAATCCTTGCTTTCAATGGTCACATCATTGCGACCATGCGCTCAAAGACTGAGTACTCAATGGAGAAGGACAGCAACGGTCGTATTACTCCAAAGAAAATTGGAATGGCGCCACAACAGCGTGACGGCATTGAGTACGAATTCACCCTCGTTCTTGAACTCGACACCGACCACCGAACCATTATTGGCAAAACCCGTTGCGAGCAGTTGGCAGACCAAGTATTCGCACCCAACAAGGCAAACGAAGCGGCCGACGCTTTCCGTGTCTGGTTGAAGTCTGGTGACCCAATTGTCAGCGACACCGAGCGTGACGCCATTGACGGAAAAATCCGTGGTTTGAACCCAGCCCAGCGCCGAGCATTGGCAAAGCAGTGGGGCGAAGCAGGGCTTCCAAAGGTGAACAACCTGCCAAAATCACGCCTCGTTGAGGCTGAGACCTTGGTTGCCACCGTTGCGGTGTCAGACGACGTTGACCTATCAGACGAGGACGTTCCCTCCTGATAAGGCTCCAGAGGCTCTCTAACCCCCTTTAGAGACACTCAAAGACCGCCTGAGTACCCAGACAGGGGAAAGGGCGGTTTTTGGCTTATAGGGGCGTATAGAGCCTCTGGTGTAGTCCCCTTTAAAAAAATTTTGAAAAATCACCATGCACCAAGGCTGTAACTCGTGTACCCTAACCAACCCACCGACGAACTAGCCAAGGAGCGACCTTGATACGAAGAACACCCTCAGCCATTAGAAGCAACTACACGGTTGTCCCTAACCCGACAATCACCGACACCGACCTGTCTTGGGAGGCTAGAGGAATGCTCATCTTCCTTCTATCGAAGCCAGACAACTGGACGGTCAATGTCAAGCACTTGATTTCGCAATCACCAAAGGCGAAGCGGGAAAAAGTCGAAGCAATCCTGCGAGAGTTGCAGGACAACGGATACATCACCAAGGGCGCACAGAAAAAAGACCCCTCTGGGAAGTTCTCATACCAAGAGCGTGACGTTCACGAAATGAAGGTCACCGTTGCGCACAAAACCGTTGACGGTGAAACCGTTGACGGTCAAACCGTTGACGGTAAACCCACCCCCATAGTAAGTACTGAGTTATACCAAGTACTGAATGTAGAAAGTACTGAAGATAGTAATTCTTGCTCAGACGAAAATTCGTCCGAGCCAGTGAGCAAACCCTTTCAGCGGGAGTTCGACCAACTGTGGGAAATCTACCCACGCAAGGTTGGTCGCAAAAAAGCCTACGACGCCGTGGTCGCCCGCTTACGTGCTGGTGTGACCTTTGATGATTTGCTAACAGCAACGCAGAACTATGCGAGCATTCGTCGCAACCAAGACCAGCAATTCACACTTCACGCTGGAACCTTCTTTGGCTCGTCAGTGCGCTACGAGGACTACATTGCTCCTACCAGTGACGTAACAGCACAGCCACGAAGTGCGTACAGCGACATTGAGGTTTTCTTGCAGAATGGGCTTGACGAATGAAAAGAGTTGAGACCGCAAAAGTATGCGCACTGTTGAAGGCCGCTTTCCCAGTTTGGAACACCACTCCCGAAACGATTGAGTTGTACCACTCCATGCTTCAAGATGTCCAAGCGGATGTCGCATTTAGGGCGGTGCAGGATTGGATACTCACTGAGGAGCGGTTCCCGACAGTTGCGGGTATTCGTCGAAAGTGCGCCGAGGTTTCTGGCGTTTTGGCACTATCAGCACAAGAGGCGTGGGCGGAAGTCTCCGACGCCGTTGAACGTTATGGTCTTCACAACTGGCAGAACCTTGAGCGCAAGCCATGGTCTAACGAGATAATTGGAAAATGCGTCAAGGCGATTTCGTGGTACAACATCTGCCACAGCGATAATCCAACAGCAACGAGAGCGCAGTTTATCAAGATGTATGACGAGTTCAAAAGCAAGTCGGACAATGACATTTTGACTAGGGTCGCCTTCAGCGCAGGTAACGCCATGATTGCTTTACCCTCAACTGGTGAAGTATCGTCTAGTCTTAAGGGTCTAGCAAAGGGAGCGTCCGAATGACCGCCAATCAACAGCACACCAGTTCCAAGAAATTAGTTTTAGGTGCCATAGTAGTAATTGCTATTTTCTCAGCCATTGGTTTATTTTCTTCAATAGCAAGCAAGCCAACACCAACCACTACGACCAACCCACAAACCAAGGTGTATGTTAAGTGGTTATCCAAGTTTTCTCCTGAGACGTTGACGGTTTTCAAACTTGTTACAAGGGCGGAAAATTCTTTTAGTAGCAATAACCTGAACCGTGCAACAAACAGTTTCAATTTGTTGCTTGACGAGGCTATTAAAGTTGGCTCATTAGATAACTCTCCAGAAACGCAAACTAATGCTGATGTTATGAATTTTTCATTAGCAATCCACGCCACCGCCACTGACGGAATTTCTGTTGCTTCTGGAACTGGCTCACTCGCCACCTTTCAGCAGGACATTGTTACCCTTAATCAAGAAGCGGTAATTTTAGACAAAGACATTGTTCGTCTAAACAAGATTTACAAGTAATGAAGCGCACACCGCTAAAGCGGACGCCATTCAAAAAGACGAACAGCACAGGTCTCAAGCGCACTGCGTTGAAGCCAGTGAGCGATAAGCGTCGAGCCGTAAATGCACTTCGCCGTGAGGCAATGGAAGCGCACTTTGGAAAGCGTGAGACGTGGAAGTGCCAAGTTGGTGAACTATGGGGCACCCCGTGTTTTGGGGCAGTCAATGGACACGAAATACTTTCAAGGTCACGTGCTGGTCGAACGGACGCAAACTTGCTTGACATGAGTGGCATTATCCTTGCCTGCAATCACCACAACTCAGAAATAGAAAATTACCCAATTAAAGCCCACGAATTAGGATTGACCAAACATTCTTGGGAGGCATAGTAATCTGGGGTTCATGAGCAACCTTTTTTCAACCGAAGAATTGTTACGTGGTCAAGGTATCTACGCACGTGTTGAGAAGTTAGGCCATTCAGCAGAGTGGCACGAGCAGACTGCTCAGATGAACCTAGCGGACGCAGATAAAAGCGATAAGCAAGCCTCGATTGAGGAAGAAAAGGCTCGGACTGCTACTAACCCAATCGCTCAAAAATTTCATGCAAGCAACGCTTCTAGTTTTAGAGAAAACTCAAAACAAAGCCGTGCCTTTGCTCAAGAAAATCTTGACAGGGCAAAAGAAATTCGCCAAAGCGGTGGGCGAAACGACGACGCACATCACCTATTGGAAAACTTTAAAACAGGCTTCAATAACGTAGTTCACGGAATACCAGAACCCAGATACCAAGCAACTGGTCGCTACACGCCAAGACAAGGTACCAAGCCACAAGCCACTGGCGGTAAGGTCGGTGCAAAGGAAGGTCACCCTTTCTACGGAAACCAACACTCTGACGGCGGACAATAAAACATGAAAATTGAAAACCCGGGTGCAACCCACATCATCACCACCAATGGTCAAATTAACTTGGGAGACATTGGCTTTGCTCGAACTAAGGGGACACTCGGACTACTCATTAGAGTTGGCGAGTGGCTTAAGGGCGGGCGTGGAGAGGTCAATCACGCATTCACCATTGTCAAATTGGAGCCAGAAGTTCGTATTGTCGAGGCAACACTCAAGGGAGTGAAGAACCACACGCTTCAATCCCTGCTGGACAACGGCGCAGAACTTGTAATTGTTTCACCACCCGCCGAGGCTAATCCAGCAAAGATTGTCGAGTTCAATCTGAAGCAGGTCGGAGACCCCTACGGAATTATCTCGGACGTATGCATTGGAGTTGACTTGCTGACTTGGGATAGTTGGCCTTCCGTGCGCAGGAATTGGACTTGGATTTGTTCAGCACTGGCTGGCGAAAGTTTGCGATACGCTGGCTGGCTCAAAAAGTGGGGCGACATTTACTGCGTAACACCACAGGCTTTGTACAACGCAATTGCCCCAACTCACGTTGCTCTTTTCAAGGCAAAACAAAAGTAATGGCTAACAAGAAGCCTTCCGCTAACACAAGCCACGCAATCACCATTGAGACGTACAAGTCCGCAATGATGAACACTTCCCTTTATCAACCACTTTGCAATTGTGGCTGGGAGACCCCTCGTTGGTTTAGCGAGGAAAAGGCTAAGGGCGCTGGCGCCGAACATCTAAAAGTCGCCAAGTAGCCTAAAAATGGCAGTAGTGGGGTTCCTAAAATCCCTAGTAATCTTGTTCTATGACCGTTATTGCTGGCTACAGAGACAAGAAAAACTTATGGATTGGTGGAGATAGCGGAGCCTTTGACGGGGATAGTGTCATGCTAATTTCCGAGCCAAAAGTTTGGCGAGCGGAGGACAGCCTTATTGGTTTCGCTGGGGGATTTCGCTTAGCCGAAATTGCCGAAGAAAGTAATCTTGGCGACCCTTACGCATTGCGTGACCACATTCTGACTGCGTACAAGTCAACCGACGAAGCGATTAGCGACAACGACACTGGGTTTCTTGTTGTACACAAGGACGGAATTTTTGTCATCACCTCAGACTTTGCCGTTGTTAAGTCTCGTGAAAATTATGGGGCAGAAGGAGCGGGCGCCTTGTCCGCAATGTCTGCACTATTTGCTCTTGAAGGCGTAACTATGACGGGTAAGGAACGTATCACCACTGCGCTCAAGGCAACGGCACACTTGACAACCTCGGCACGAGCGCCATTTAAGATTTTGTCTATCTGATAACAATGGACAACTCGTACAAACTTTTTTACGAGGTTCGTCCAGACTTCACACTCAATAAAGAGCGTTCAGCACACCACATGGTTCGAGCCAAGATAACCAAAGAGTGGCGTAGCGCATTTTGCGAATTAGCAAAAGAAGCCATGCTTCCCGCAATGGGGGCGATTGAAGTTACAGTTCAACCGTATGTTTTAAATGCCCGTTACCGTCAAGATGTAGGCGCATGTTTCCCCCATGCGAAAGCGGCCGTGGACGGACTGGTTGACGCAGGCGTTTTGATTGACGACCACGCAGGGATTGTTTTGAGGCTCACGTTCTTGGCTCCGATTTACGGCAAGGACGGATTGGAACTCATCATTACCGAGGTTGCTTCACCTCAGTAAATAAAAGCAAATTCCAAAACAGGGGTAAAATTGTAGGACGACGACGATACCGATTGGAAGCAAACTCCTTGTAAATAACTAAACCCTGCGTACCCCACCCGACTTTGGAAACCCCACTATACTGATACCCACAAGGAGAACAAAATGCCTAAAGAACCTATGACCCCACTTGACCCCCGCAAAGAATTGGAAAGTAACTTCTCACCAGAGGTCGCCTCGTTGCTTCAGCACATCAAGGACATCTGCACCCAAATGCGCAAGCACGAACAAGAAGTGATTGACCTCGGACGTGAGCGTCGCCAGACCGTTACCCGCCTGCGTAACCACGGAGTAACTTGGCGCAAGATTGCGGAGTGGGCTGGAACTACCGACCAAGCCCTGTACAAACACCATAACCGAGACAAATAACTTGATTGCACCACTAAACGGTGCTACCATAGTTACATCATGTCAACTGACCCAGTACTTGTACAAGCCGTATTAGCACTTGCTAGACAAGACGACGGCGCCCTGACCAGAGACGCAGTTGGCTACAACGGCTCGGACACCAAGTTTGGAAACCGCCTAGCCAAAACCCCACCAGAAGGTTGGAGCGTTGAAGTTCAGCGTGAGGCTTGGGAAATGCTCGCCAAGTACAAGAGACAACTCGCTGGCATGGGCATTGATTACGACGCAATCGTTGAACCAAAAGCAGGCAAGGGTCTGCGTGGCGTTCGCACGGTTGACGTGCGCAATGGCAAGGTACTCGTATTTCTTCCTTACGGCGATAGTGCTTATCCCAAATCAGCATTGAGTGCAGTTTGGAATAGTGAGGAAAAGGCTTGGTACGTACCAGCATTGAAGCACGGCTCAGTTATTGGCTGGGCAGAGCGCAATGATGTTCCAGTCACCGACAGGGCACGTGCAGTATTGGAACAGGCGCCAAAGTTAGCAGGCCCGCAATGGCTGGGAACAGCAGTCCTAGAGCGTGGCAAGGGCATTGTCCTCAAGTTCGATTACAACCCCGTCTTGCTCGACGCAGTTCGTACCATTCAAGGACGACGCTGGGACGCAGATGACAAGTCTTGGATTATCCCAGTCGAGAGCATAAGCCTTTTGCGCAAGGTCGCAGAACAGCACAAGATTTTTATGACCGAGGACGTTAAGAGCCTCCCCGATAAAGAGATTGACACCAGCCCGAAAATCATGGTTCAGGGCAAGTCGTTTGCAATTTCTTTTAATTACGACGCCGACATGATTAGCCAAGTTCGCCAAATGCCGGGGTCGGTCTGGTCACCTCCACACCGTATGTGGCTCGTTCCGATTGAAAGTGCCGACGAGGTTCTCAAGTTCAAGGACGAACACCACGCTCGTGTGTCTGACGACGCATTGGAACTTATGGGCGAAGCCGAGGGCGTACAGGCAATCATTGAAGCCTCCCAAGCCCACGACGCCGACATCACCATTAAGGGTTTTGGAAACGAAACGTTCAAGTTGTTCCCCTTCCAGCGGGCGGGCGTTGCCTACGCCATGCGAGCCATGGGATTTGAGTACCAAGACGGCGATTGGGTTCGCACTTTGACTTCAGCAAAGCCAGACGAGAACGGAATGGTCTCATTGCTACCTAGCAAGGGTGGCGTATTGATTGGCGACGAAATGGGCCTAGGTAAGTCGCCCATGGGTCTTGCAACCCTTCAGGCTTCGCAGTCATTCCCAGCGGTCATTGTTGTTCCAGCCAGCCTCAAACTTAACTGGCAACGTGAAGCCAACCGCTGGATACCAGACGCAGTTGTCAAGATAATCAGCGGTACGTCAGGTAACTTGCCCGACGCAGACATTTGGATTATCAACTACGACATCTTGTCTCACTGGGTGGAGAAGTTCCCACCGCTTAAGGGCATTGTCTTGGACGAGAGCCACTACATCAAGAATGGTTCAGCACTGCGCTCCAAGGCTTGCATTCGACTGAGCGACAAGGTTATGGACGGCGGAGTTCGTGTCTGCTTGTCGGGAACACCAATCGTCAACACGCCTACCGAAATCATCACGCAACTCCGTGTCATCAACCGACTTGAGGAGTTTGGTGGCGCCACCGCATTCCGTAACACTTACGGACACGCTTCAGCAAAGAGCCTCGCCTCGCTTAACCGCAAACTTCGTTCGTCCTGCTACGTCCGTCGTCGCAAGGCTGAGGTTCTGACCGAGTTGCCACCCAAGGTTTGGAACTCAATCGTTGTTGAGGGCGACCCAACAATCATGAAGGAATACAAGAAGGCGGAGGCGGACATTATCCGCTACCTATCTGAGCAGGCCCTCCAATTGGCACGTGAAAGCGGAGCCTCAGACAAGGAAGCCCAGAACGAAGCATGGCGCAAGGCTCTCCGTGCAAGGTCGGCAGAACACTTGGTATCAATCACCACGTTGAAGCAGATTTCGGCACGAGCCAAGATGAAGGCTACTGAGGAGTGGATTGCCAATTTCCTAGAGACCGACAAGAAACTCATTGTCTTTGGTTGGCACCGAGACGTAGTGGACATGGTTGCCGATAAGTTCAGCAACGGCGTCAAAATTCAAGGTGGATTAACTGGCGAGCGTCGTCAAGAAGCCGTGGACAAATTCCAAAACGAGGATAGCCAAAAGGTGATTGCCTGCAACATCAAGGCCGCTGGCGTTGGTCTGACATTGACCGCCTCGTCTGACGTTCTCTTTATCGAGCAGGGCTGGACACCAAGCGACATGGAGCAGGCGGTTGACCGTGCCCA